CACAGAACTTAAATCATTACAAGCAGAAGGTGTTTATAAAGCACCAAAAATAGTAATGGATGCGAAAGACTTTGGAATTGGAGCCCAAATTTTGCATGATATCGATATTTCTCGCATTCGATTGATGTCGAATTCACAACAAGCCAAGCGCGTTGGGATGATTGGGTATGGTTTAGAAATCATTGACTACGTAAATTACTAATATTTTTTCACTGCTAACTCATACAGTATGAAAAAGTTAATTTTGATATCCAAAAAATGCCAATATTTTTTCAATAAAAAGCTTTGAGAATTAAAAAAACAGCTTATATTTGCACTCGCAATCAGGAATTGAAAGCAAATTATTGGAGAAATGGCAGAGCGGTCGAATGCGGCAGTCTTGAAAACTGTTGACTGTAACAGGTCCGGGGGTTCGAATCCCTCTTTCTCCGCAGATATTGGGAAGTACTGATTTTATTAGGCTTCCCATTTTTTTTAAAATAAAAGTGCACAAATCGTGCATTTAAGTTGATTTTAAATGTTCCCTCAACATTTTAATTTTTAAATAAATTAAAATGATAAATCAACCTTTCTCAGTTCCAAAAGTGGTCAAATATGATGACCTTAGTAAATCGTGGTATGTGTTCTTTAGATATAAAGGACAGCTATTTAGATTTAAAAAAGGAATTAATTACATTCCGAATTACAAAACTCGCCTTTCAGAAGCTAATGCTCTGGCATCTGCATTACATGAAAAATTAAAAAAAGGTTGGAATCCATTAGTTCCAAATGAGTTTGATACTGGCTCAGATTTGACTTTGATCAGTGCGTTAGATTTTGCTCTGGAAAAGAAAAAAGATACTTTAGCCCCGAAAACTTATTTAGGTTATCGAGGTTCTATCGAATTTGTCAAAAAAGCTATAGAATCGCTTAATCTTACTTACCTTCCAGTAGCTGATACAAAACGCATCCACGTTAAAACTATTTTAGAAAAAGTGAAAGCGCAGCGCAAAGCTTCTAACAATTCTTATAATAAATATCTTGATCATTTTAGGGCGGTTTTAAGCGAGTTAATACAATGGGACATTCTCCAATTCAATCCAGCAAATAATATTAAAAATTTGCCTGTATCTGAAAGCAGGGCAAACATACCGGCCACGCCTCAGCAGCATAAAATTATAAAAGAACATTTGCAAAATGTTCATTCTGATTTTTACAATTTCATCGTCACAATATTTCACACTGGAATACGTCCTGAAGAAATATTAAAAATTAAATTGAGCATGGTTGATCTGCGCACATTTCAAATTGTATTACCTCCAGAAATCACGAAAACTAACAAAGAGCGTGTAGTTCCAATCAATAAACATCTATTCGAAATTTACGAATCTATGGACTTTAAAAAACTGCCTAAAAACTTTTATCTATTCGGAAGCTATAGAGAATCAGGCAAGGGTAATGTCGGACCAAAGTGTGATTTCATTCCAGGTCCAACAAAAATGAAAAGAGATACTGCCACTCGTAGATGGGAAGCTATTGTAAAAAAGGGACTAGGATTTAATGAGGTCAATATGTACAGCAACAAACATGCTGGAGCAAATGCAAAGATTTTGGCAGGAATGGACTTGGACGCACTACGCGAACTTTATGGCCACACTTCGAAATTAATGACGACCAAATATGCTACAGTTGTAAAAGAGGTTTATAGAAAGCAGATAATGGAATTATCTCCGGACTTTTAATAGCTTTGTATTATGAAAGATATTTTTATTTCAGTTTTGATTTTTGTCGGTGTGTTTGTATTACTTCGTGAACATTTCAGATCTAAATATTATCGCAAAAAAAAGCGGTCAAAATACGACCGCTATTGAATTAATTTTTAGGTAATTTATCAGGCCTACGCCCGAGCTGTTCCATTGCCTTTTCCATCGCTTGGTTTAGATCAGTTTTACTTTCCTGGTCTTCAAAAAAGAAGTTCACGCCTATTGCCTTTGCGAATTTTAAAAAGTTCCCGAGTTTAGGCTCAAACTTTGCCGTAAAAAATCTTGAAGCGTGTGCTTGTTCGGTTTCGGTACGTTCAGCAATTTGGTTTATTTTAATTCCTTTTTGCTTGCGAATTTCGTCTAGTAAAAAAACGAGCAACTTCCATTGCTCGTTTTGGTTTGAGTTTTCTTTCATGATATTATATTTCCTCTGTGTATGCCCAATCCCAGTTAGATGCTTCAATTACTTTATCAGCTTCTTCTTTTGAATTAAAAATCCATGCTGAATCATAATCTCCTGTATTGGTTAAATCTTCAGCGATGTACGGTTTACCAGTGTTTGCTGTTTTGTCACAAATCACATATCTCACTTGTTCTACAATGAAGTCGCTTTCGTCATATCCATTTCCGTTTTTGTTTTCGTTTGGAGAATTGAACCAAGTGATTTCTGACTTAACGTGAGCATTTGCTAATTCTAAATTGTCAAATACTTGAACATCTCCGTTGATTGTGTTTGTTACTCTAGTTTTCATCTTAATTTTCGCCGTAGTTTCGGAGTGCCGCTCCTTTTGAAGAATTTGCCGTGTAAATCACTTCCTTAATTCTTTTACAAATATATACCATTTTTGGTATATAAAGCAAATTGAAATGTTAAAGTTTTAAAATATTTTTTTTGACAAAAAAAGCCAGTATTTCTACTGACTTTCCCACAACTAAAACAAAAATAAAAAAAAACTACTTTACCAATAACACACCAGTAACGGTTGCTGAAACTATCGCTGCCACTTTCCAAAATGTATTTTTATTTTCTAATTTTTTAATCGATTTTTTTTGTTGATCAATTAAATCTTCTTGCGACCGGACAATAATGCCTTGTAAATCTACTTTTCGCTCGGTTAAAGAAACAATGCTTTTATATTGCTCGAGTTCAAGCTTGCAATAGTCGCCTTCAATCAATTCTACAATTACTTTTTTAGCCGTTACGCTATCTAGTATAACGCTCTGTGAAAAATTGTTGATACTCGCTAACAGTAAGAGTATCAATAGCACGGACTTTCTCATGTTTTTCTTTTTTAATGATTATTAATTTTTCTTTTTTTACCTCAATTTCCTTTGTGATGGTGTCGATAAATACCTGAACTTCTTTATAAGGCTCTGGCGGCCTTTCATTTTCGCACTTCCGAAGTGATAAAACTATTATCACAATTATCAAAGCCGCTATTGTGATTTTTGCAAGTGTGTTCATTTTAATTTAATTTACTTTGAATAACAGTTTATGCTTTTGCAAACATTTCTTTCTATGAGTAAATCCGTTTGCATCGCCATACTTTGCCGTAATACGTCCACGGTTAATAAGATCTGAAATAGAGTCTAAATTATCAGCATCAGCATATTGATTTGCTTTAATTGCCTTCCAATACCACAAAGCCGCAATCATTGAATCAGCTTCGCGCAATAGCCAATCTGGATTGTTTAGATAATCAATTCGGGTGTCTTTTGACAATAAACGATAATTATCTTTGCCTGTAATTTGGATAAAACCACGACCTCGATATTTCCATCCATCGCCCGAAGCTTCGTTGCCGTTGCCCATTCGATTGGCATACACACGATTTGCAATTGCTTCGGGTTTGCGTTCGTATTTTAAAGAGGTTCCAATATTTGGAAAATATCTTGGAAAAACTTCTCGAAGTCTAGAAGCGGTATAGTTCATGTTTTCTGATACTGGTTTCAATCCGCTTTCAGCATCAAGTTGAGCAAAAAAGTGAGCAAGCCGCAGCGGTGTGTTCACATGGTACCCGTTTAAAAGTGTTCTGTATTTTGTAGCTAAATTCATATTATTCATCTTTAAAAGTTTCTTTTATTCTTTTTAATAAATTTTCGTCCTTCATCGCCAGCTCAAGAAGATCCTTTGCGACCTTATCCGTTTTACGTCTGAATTTTTCCTCCGACTTTTCACGTACCGAAATGAATTCAGTCCAAACTAAAATAATACATCCAACTATCGATGCTAGTGGTAAAATATTGAATTTGTCATGAATCAAACCTAGCGGACTGATAGCATCAAACATTAGCATGAAAAGCATCATGGCTAAATAATTGATCACTTTTTGTACAGTTCTTTGCAAGCCGTGCGAATGCGTAAATTCGCCCGTTGATTTTGATTTTTTAATCCCAAAAAACAAATCAATACCTATTGCGACAAGGACGACA